CTTTGGAATGCCCAAGCGCCGCATGATCGATTTGGTGATACTAGCTCGAGCAACCTTCGTTCCTGCAGGAGCATTGGGAATATACACATTTCGACCTTGAGGTATAAATGGAGCCTGACCAGGAAACTGAACCAACTCTTTGTATAATGGTCCTGATTGATCATTTACGATCATATCTCCACCCGGGTGGTAATTTGTTCCTTTGGCATTTGGAATAGCTGTCTGTCCTGTTCTTCTCCCACGATACTCAACATCAATTACCACATTTTTGCTATAAACTTCAGCGATAGCATTTCTCGCTCTTTCTACCTCTCCGTAATCAGCAGTTGCATGAAGATGTTTCGCACCGACTTTGGTCTCGTTGTAAATATTGAGTTTGGTATTTGCTGCCCCTATATTTGTAACGGCGTTAGTGTTATTAGCGAGAAGTGTCTTGAAATCTTCATCAAGTTTATTGTAATCACTTAATGCCCTAGTAGTTTGTTCTACAGTTAATTTTGCTGGGTCATTAGCTAGCAATGTTTTTAATTCAGGAGAAAGTGAATTCCAGTCTAAAAGTTTACCTTGAGCATTCATCGTCTTCCAAATAGCATCCGCATTATCAACGCCTAATGTTTTTCTATCGGCATTATATGCGTTCCACAAGCCCATTTCTTCTATAGTGTCGTATAAATCGACTTGAGCCTGATCACCATCAACTAGCAATAACTTCTCAGTCAAATACAAATTGTTCCACTTGCCTGATTCGCCCATTGCAATGGCGATTTCTTCTTTTGCGTTTGTAGAAATATCAGCATTCTTAGCAATGAATTTGAGCTGTTGCCACCCTTCATCTGTTGAAGCCATTTCTTTCAAGACATCAGCCATGTTGGTTCTGACTTCGCCAGTTTTAGGATCAAGCGCCATCTGATTCCACTGGATATCAGCTTCCTCAGTCCCTTTAGCTAACATATCAAGATTTTTGGTAGTGTCATCTACGCTTGAATTGACAAGTTCGGCTACTTCATCGACTGTCCATCCATACTGTTCCCAAACGGCAGACATTTGCTCTAAACTATAGCCTTGTTCCAAACGAAGCTTGGCCAATCCGAGAATCATAGACTCAGAACTATTTCTATGTTCCTTATCCAATTGGCTGAGTAATTCTGTTTGTCGCTGCACATTATTTTTTGTTCCTTCAATAATGGCTTCTCTTTCTTTTTCATACTTCGCTTGCTCTTCATTTAGAGCCTTGCCTACACTGTTTGCACGATCCTCCAGTTGTTTATCGGTGAGTTTAGATAGGGTGTCTTGATACGCAGACTCAATAGCAATTCTCTGCTCAGCGTTAAGCCCTGCTAATTCCAATTGTTTATCAGATAGCTGATTGTAATTGGCTTCGATATATGATCTTTCTTGATCAGATAATTCACGATTATTTTTACTTGCCTCTGATAAAATTTTATTAATACGGTCGACTCTTTTTTTAGCCTGCTCAGCAAGTTGTTCTCCATATTTTTTATCATTTTCAGCTTGTTGTTCCAAACTGTTTCGAATGCTCTCGTTCTCAACTTTTTCGGCATTTTTTTTATTCCGCTCATATTCTTTCTCAATAGTCGCTTGAATAGAATCAACGATCGCATTATTTGCTTCAATAGCCTTGTCAGCTGATACTTTAACGCCATCTGCATATTCATTTACGTATCCGACGGCTTTTTCTCTCAACTCATAGGACTTGGATATAACCTTGTCCTGTTCTTCAGTTACAGCAGTTCCCCACTTGGCTCCGGCTAGTTGGTGCTCATCATAGGCTTTTTTACCAAGGTATACAGCCCCAGCAACCGCTCCTAGGGCTGTTACTCCTATTGCGATTGGACCAGCTAAACCGGCAATCGCAGTCCCCAACCCCACTACTCCAGCTCCGCTTGCACCTGCAACGCCCACACCAGATGCAGTAGTTGCAGCTGTACCAACGCCTAGTATATTTTTAGCTAAGAATGGTAAAGCTTTCTTTTCTGCCGAGGCTGCAGCGAGTTCTACAATGCCATTGGACAATAGACCGACTGCTTTTCTTGTTTTGCCTATCACGGAGATACCCCCGCCAAGCAACTTGAGCGCTGGACCAGCAGCCGCAGCCATTAGGCCCCATTTGATAATATTTTGCTGTTGCTCTTTATCTAATGAACTAAACGACTTAGCCAGATCTCCTAAACTTGCAATAAAAGGCTTAGATGCTTCAAGACCATCTCTTAAAGCATCAACTAAAGGCCCACCAAATTCTATCGCAGCATCTACAACTTCGTTTTTCAGCATTTTAAGCTTCGATTCAGTTGTTTCGTAACGTTTGCCAGCTTCTTCAGCAAGTGCAGTATTTTCTCCGAATGCTTTGTTACCCATTTCTACTGCCCCAGCAAATACTCCGCTGGCATTAGCTGCACGCAGCAAACTGTCTCTTAGCCGAACTTCAGTTATACCCATGTCGTCCAACACACTAATTGCAGACGAACCTTGTTCTTCGGCTTTTCCCAATCCTTCGACAAATTTCATAATTGCTTCAGATGGATTAGATTTGAACATTTCAGCAAATTTGTCACCTGTCATTCCGGCAACATCAGCAAACTGTTCCAAGCTAGTTTTCGAATTGTCAGCTTCTTTATACATCTTTTTAAGTTCTGCAGATGTAAATCCCATTTCTTTGGAAACACCAGTTAGTTCTTTGCCGCCATTTCGCACCGCTGTTACTAATCTTTCCCAAGAAACACCTTGATCCTCGGCATGTGCTTTCAACTCGTCAAATGAACCCGCTCCTTTTTCAACAGCTAATTGCATATTAACCATCACTTTAGAGAAGGCAGACCCACCAGCTTCCGCTTCAATACCAACAGAACTTAATGCCGCTGCAAATCCTAAAATGTCGCCTTCGGACATGCCAATTTGAGCACCGGCACCTGCTAACCGTAATGCCATCGCCGATATTTCAGATTCTGTTGTTGCAAAGTTATTACCTAAGTCAACCAATGCAGATCCAAGGTTGCTAAATTTATCTTGCGACATTTGAGTAATATTAGCAAAACGAGCCAACTCAGTAGCAGCTGTTTCAGCGCTCATGTTTGTTGACTCGCCTAGATCGATCATTACTTTAGTAAATGCAGAAACATTGTCTGTTTGAATCCCCAGCTGCCCTGCAGCTTCGGCCACAGCTGCAATTTCACTGTGTGTCGAAGGTAGTTCTTTTGCCAACCCTCTTAAACTAGCTTCCAGATCGTCATAAGAATAAACAACGTTGCCATTACTATCAACTACTTCATCTGAAGTCTTCTTAACACCTGCAAATGCTGATTCCCAGTCTATAGCAGCTTTAGTAACAGCTGTGGCACCAGCGACGATAGGTGCTGTTACACCGACCGTTAAAGCAGTCCCTGCTTTTGAAACCATGCCACCAAACTTTTGAATTTTTTCACCTTGTTTGATATAGGCATCACCGTGCTGTTTTAGCCAACCAGTCACACCTTGAGTTTCAACTTGTAGTCTAGCCATCTGACCCGCTGTATTTTGCAGTTGTAGTTTATAGTTTGCCAATTTGCCGTTAGCATCTTGTAATTGGTTAGCTAGCCGTTTCGTGGAGTCTGTAGCTTTACCGTCAACAAACGAACCGTCATAAGCTTTCTTGAGGGCGGTCACTTGATTTTCTTGTGCTTTGATAATCTGTGTTAAACCATCGTATCGAGTGCCTAATTTGCCAAGTTTGTTCCCTGCCAAGTCAGCAACTTTCATATTTGCTTGCATTTCTTTCGCTAGGTATTGTACTTGCTTTTTAGAATTAGCAACGCCTTTCCCAAAATCAGCATCATCCAAACCTAGCTTTATGACCATATTTCCTAATGGAGTTGCACCAGCCAAATCATCCGCCCCCTTTCCCTTTGACTAAATCAGCCAATGGCTTAATTTCTTTGCGTTTCTTGTTTTTCTTTCCTTTTGGCGTTTGTTTAAACATAATTTCATAAAGGTACAGCGTATCTGTATTCAGAACGTCATTGATTGTCCAACTGGGATAAATCTTCAATATAGATCTCACGACATCTAGCTGTAACTCATGATGATCGGACGGACTTATTTTCCGTCCTTTTTTCCTTTTGGGTCTTTCTTATCTGTTGGATCTGATTCTTCCACGTCTTTCTCGTAACCTAAGACACGATACATAATGATTTCCATGATCAAATCTCTGTCCCATGCATCGATACCATCTAAAAGGACAGTTCCGGTTAAATCTTTATCATCAAACAAGCCGGCTACAAACTCAGCACGGAATTCAGTAAGCGCTCTGGCTGAAGGAGCAATATCATTGCCTTCATCATCCTTCTTGAAAAGTTTTGCTTCACCATCCGTGTAATCTAAAGCTTTTGAATACGGTACGTGGCTTTGTGTGAAGGTCTTTCTTGTTCCATTGATCATTAAATCCAATCTGATTTCTTTTCCAATTTCTGACATGTATAATTCCTCCTATTAATCAAAAATAAAAAGGCTAGTCCGAAGACTAACCTTTCCCTTCATTATTCACCGCCGCCACTTGGAGGTGTAACTGGACCACCGAGAACAGCAGTTTTTAACGAAGCAACGTTTTCTGCACCAAATGCACGCAACACTTTCATTTTCTCTGTTTTTTCACCGATTGTGATATCACGAGTTATAGCATTAAATACATATTCACCGGCTTCAGGCGTAAAATCTTCGTCATTCTTAGTAGCTAATGAATAGCCATCACGATTGAATTTACCCGCAAGCATTGCAAATGCGACTGGTTCGCCATATAGATCTTCAGCTTCAGCAACAGTTGCCACGTATGGAGGCTCCGTTTTATCACCGAATCCATCAATACCGCCATCATCACCAAATGTAACTAAACCTAGCAACTCTTGTTCAATAGCAACTGGAACATCAAGCAAACCGAAGTTAGCGGCAACAGTTCCCGTACCTTTTGCAGCGATCCAGTACTCCCGATCCCCCGCGAAAACTTTTTGAACTTCTTTTGATAGACCAGTCAAATCAAACGCTGTAGGTCCACCTTCTTTTTGTTTACCTTCAAGCACTCGAATTTGTTTTGATGTATCGGGTGTTAAATCTGTTTTCAAGACCCGTGTAGATAAAGTGCTAAAACCATATGTTTCTGCCATTGTTAATTCCTCCTAATAAAATAGACACCGATTAATAATCAGTATCATGAATTTGTGTGTTTTTTCGATAACGCCTTGCATCCACAAAGCGTTTTGTTTCTGAGAAATATTCGTCAAGCCCACCACTTAACTGAGCATAACCAAATTTCCACATCGCAGCTTTCACTGCTTTAGCAATTTCTTTCGTCAAAATTCTTGATTGAGTTTCAACGTTAATTTGATAACTGAACGTTTGCGACATCTCTTTGTTGGCAGCATAGTACGCACTAGTTGGCGGTCCAAGTGGTGTATCGATTATAATAAAAGGTTTGGTCGAATCGAAGCTTTCAGGTACTTCATAGAATTTGATGTTCTTTGCAGTAACCTCTTTTGCAATCGTAGGATCAGCAGATAAAACGTTGTAGACTTCCATCATCATATCTTTCATCGTGCTAACTCCTCCAATTCTGACCGCATCTCTTCAAATGCAGATCCTTCTGTTTTATCGACCACACCTTGTAATTTTCCCATCCCTCTAGGGCTAATGTACTTACCAAAGCGAGTATAGCCAAACTCACTCAAATGCACTAAGCGCCATCTTGAACCTTGACCCCAACCAACTTCGATCGTTTTAGGCGGTCCTTTTTTTACTCCGGAAACAATTACTGTGTCATGCGTTTCACCAGTATCCATGTAACTGGATACCGCTTCTTGCACATCTTGTTGCAATTTTTTTCCATAGTTCTTAAGCGACTTATTCACAATCCGGTTCGTTCTTGCTGGACCTAGCTTGGCTTCAAGATTCTTTAGTATCTCATCCACGCCTTTAACTGAAACGCTCATGAGGTCACCCCCAAGATGATTTTAAGAAAATCGTTATTCTCAACATCTGGCGCAAAATCTACAATATCCCACACATCATCTTTGTATCGGAAATCATCCAAGACTACTTTATGCGCATTGTTTGGCAAATAATCTGTGAATGGATCTCGAATCTTGATAGTGACAGCTTTCTTTGTTCCTTTACCGCTAAGAATATCCCTATCCTTAGAAGAAGGATTGTAGACTAAGCAAGTGCAGTAGTACAATTTCTTGTTGTCTTGTTCACCCGGTTCAGGCCCATCGTTTGGTTTTACTTCAAAAAAAGTAACCGGCGTATTTAAATCACCGGCTACAATTTCAGGTCTTTCATATTTTGTTTTAATCGGCAACTTGATCACCTACCAAGTCAATTGAAGCATCCATGATCATCACTTGGAAATTGTCATAAAAGTATTCGAGTGCCTCGTTTCTTAAATAACGAGTACGCTCATAAACCAACTCTTTGCCCTTTTCATACTTTGTATGATCGAACTCTCCAATGATCGACTTGATATCGGCAAGCCCACTTTCCAGTTGCTTGCCAATACTTTCATCTTCGGATGAATGAAAAATACGAAAACGTTCCTTGAATTCATCAATAAACACTTGATCGTTCATTCGTTATCCCTCCAATAGATCAATTAAATCTTGCTTCTTAGCGTTGCTTGCATAATCAATTGCACGCTCGTCTAACAACGCTTTTAGTTCTGGAACCGTAAGGCTAGAATAGTCTACAGTCGCCATACGAGCGTTAGGCGTTGTTACTCCCCCGAGCCACCTTGTGCTGGCGTAAAGTCTAAATCATAGACTTGAGCAGCATCGTTGTTCGTTGGGTAGCCATTACCCAACATATCAATT